TTTTTAAAAGGAAGGGAAAGGAGGAGAGTCGGCTGGTATTTCTACCAACCAACTCTCCGTGGACTTATTCATTAGGCCGTGACCTGGACACGGCAATACAGTTTGTTGTTGACCATCTTCTTGCCGTAGCTGGTAGCGAAGCCGCGACGACCGAGGAAGTCGTCCATCATGATGAGGGAGGTGGTCATGATCGGCATGTACGGAGCATAGACATAACCAGCATCGAAGATACCCAGACCCTTGTAACCGACCAGCACTTCGCCAGCCGCGTAGTACGGATTCTTGTAGACCGGGATGGAGTTGTTCAGATAACCAGCCAGGTGCGGACCAACCGGATTCAAGAGACCCGAGCTCGTGAATTGCGGCAGCGTTTCGATGATGTTCGCAGCATCCGTACCCACAACCACGAAGGTAGCCGAGGCACGTTTCGTAGCCGCGAAGATGGCGTTGCCAGCCTCAACAATCTTATTGAAGAAGGAAGCGTAATGTTCAGTCAAGGAGACACCCGAAGCCGGAGTCTTGCTCCAAGTCAGAGGAGAAGCCGTAGCACCAGCTTGCACCAACAGGTCGTTCAGGATTTCGCCATCGATTTCATGGCGGATTTCAGCGGAGATCTGGCTCAACAGAGCCGCATTGATGTCCACGCCATAGTCACGTTGCATGTCGAAGGCAGCATCGAAGGCGTAGAGAGCACGCAGTTTACGGTTACGGGCGATGATAGGCAGCGATTCAATTTTGATGTCCACTTGCGGGACATTCACAGGAGCATAGTCGAGTTGATATTCGTAGCTCGCAATCAGATCATCACCGGTAGCCGAATCGAAGGTCAGGTTCACAGCACCTGTCTGATAGTTGACCGTACCCGAGGTAAGGCCAGGACCAGTGATGTTGCCATTGCCATCATCAACATATTCATTAGCGCCAACCGTGATCTTCAGCGTACCCGGACGAACTGGGAAGTACGCCAGGTTCACACTGTAGGAGCTTTGACCAGCAGAAGCCAGAACTTCTTCATCAACCGTTTCACTGGAGTAGTTGAAGTTGCTGTTACCCAGCTGGAACGCGCTGGTGAATTCCGTACCTTTCCGAACAGAACCTTTATCAGAACCATACAGGTACTTGATGTAGCGGATTTCACCAACGCGGTTGGTCATCGGCTGCACCGAAACAATGTCAGTAGCAATCAGGTTCGGGACAACCGCGGTAACGAGTTCGAACGCGAATTTCTTGAACGGGCCAATGTCCGTCGGTTGGGTCGTTTCATAGAAGCGTTCGGCTTGTTGGATTTGTTGTTTCGTGTTTTCCAAGCAAACCGCCAGAACCACTTTGCGGTCGAGAGTGAACTTTTCACCCAGAACTTGTTCAACCGTGTTGATATGACCTTTCCAGCTTTCAAGCAGAGCATCAGCATTCGGATAATAACGCGTCAGTTGATCCATTTTAACTACCTCCTAGCTTTTATTTCACTTTATTTGAGCGAATGAGAGAAGCGAGAAGATCCGAATTAACAGAAGTTTCAAGCTTTTCCAGTTCAGCAGAGCCAGAAAATGCGAGAGATTCGTCAAGGCTGATAGGAACGTCATTCAATTTGATCTTTCGATCGGCCAGTTCCTTGAGAACGGACTCAACCCGATCGAAAGTAATGTTTTCTGAAATCAAGTTGCTGGTCACCGAACGAGGATCCAACCCAAGCTGGCTGCAGCGGAGCTTGATATAGGGCATGATGAATTTGTCCGCTTCTTTCACTTGCTCCTCAAGAGACTTGATACGAGATTCAAGGACTTTGATTTTCTTGTCCTTGGCAGACTCCTCATCCTGAACTTGATCAAGTTGTTCCTTGAGGGCGGAGTTTTCACTCAGGAGTCCCTCAATTTCCTCGTCTTTAGTGCTGACGAGATTTTCAAGTTGTTCTTTCTCCTCAAGGAGTTTTTGCTCTTGTTCTTCCTTGGCAGCCAGTTGCTCTTCAAGAGAAGCAACTTTACTGACCAAGGACTTTTGAGCCTCCTTGAGTTTGGCATTCTCGTTTTGAGACTCCTCGATTGCTTGCTCCAAGTCCTCAAGGGAATCGTTAAGTTCTTCAACAGTATCATCGAGTTCAGCGATGAGGTCGTCCTTCTGCTCGATCTCTTTGAGGAGTTTTTCAATTCGAGAGCGGAGGAATTGGACTTCCTCGTTCTTCGTTTCAATTTGGTTGCGAAGTTGGTCAAGTTCAAATTCCAACTTCTCAACCGTGACCTTGTCATCGATTAACTTACCTTGCTCCGAAACCATCGCCTTAACTTCGCTCAGATCTTGAGCCATCTGATTGAAGAGTTTCTCCATCGCTTCATCCAATCTGTAAGTGCCAGAGTTGGACTCCGCTTTGGATTTGTACTCTTCTACCTGCTGCTCAAGATCCTTCACTCGATTGCGAAGTTCGGTGATGGTTCGATAAGCTTCTCTAAGATCGTTTGCGGTATCAGCTACTACCGAGGAAGTGCCTTCGATAGCTTGCTGAACCCGCTCACAAAGAGGTTTAAGTTCTGGCAAGTTAACCGATTCAAGAACTGTATAGACAGCTTCCAGCTCGTACTTGTCATTCTTCCGAATGACTTCTTCAACCTGAGCTGAAAGCTTGTCAACGAGTTTGGTGGATTCATAAGCAGGAGCAAGATTTACCTCTTCCAGTCTGGATCGTTCATTAGCGGGAAGAGGAACAATGTCGAATGTAACGAATTGGTAAGAGTCGGGATCAACTACGGATTCACCGTTTCTGTTGATCACCCGACCGGCACCTCTGGAAGAGATCCCTAGTTTCGAACCGTAATCGATCAGGGTTTTCAGGATCCTTCCAGAAGGAGTATCCAGAATATCAAGCCTACCATCAACTGTACCAGTCGCGTCATTAATCCAAATATCCGTTATACAATGAGAAACTTTTTGGAGAGATACCTCCAATCGGTTTTCATTTGGATACGGATGATCAATCTCACCGAAAAAGGTTCTGGTTGCGAGCATCTCCTTGACATGAGGAGAACTCAGGACTTTCTCCCACAGTGCTCGTTCGTATTTCCGACCGTTACGAGTTTCTCTCGTGAAGTCAGCGAATGGCCCTTCCAAAGTACAAAGGACATTCTTCTTAGATTTATCAGTAGACTCCGACTCAACCAATCTCAGAGACGTATTGGTCGGAGTTGTTACCTCTCTCAGAACCTGCTGATCCACCAATTTTCACCTCCTAAGATCCGGTCACAATAAGAAAAGAAAACCACTCAGCAACCAAGCCTTTTCACAAAAATTGAGAGCCTTAGTACCCGTTATAAAAACCGTTTAGACGAAAGAAGAGAGCCTGCCCCTGTCTTTGAGGCAGGCTCGATTGGCTATGATACCTATCACTCCGTACCGCACTCACGAATCATGTTACCATTCTCATCAAAGCGAATCACACAAGCCCGAGTGTCACTGGTGAGGTCAATGTCGGTAGGTTCTTCTTGTTCGGTTTCATCTTGTAGGAGTTTCTCCTCTTCGACTTCTTCGAACTTGTTGTCCTTAGCTTCCAAGGACAGGACTTGTGTATCCCGGCTACCATCAACATAGATCGTTACACCTTTACAACCGAGATCATAGGCCATTTCGTAAAGTTTCTTCGTATCTTCGACAGTGAAGGTGGAAGGAGCATTGGCTGTCTTAGAGAGCGAGCTGTCCACCCATTTTTGAATTGTAGCTTGAACCCGGATATGATCTTCGGCAGACAAGTCCATTGCGCTGACAAAGTAATCCGGCAATTCCTTGGCACCTGGATGCTCATCGAAATATTTCTGTGCAATCGGGACGTTAATCTCAACAAACTTACCCAGCCTACCTGTCCGGTAGAATTTAAAGGCATAGTACGGTTCCAATCCAGTTGAGACACCGACCATCGTACCCGTAGAACCTGTCGGAGCTACAGTCAGGGAGCAAACGTTACGGAGACCTTTCTTCCGAACAGCTTCACGAACGTGCTCTGGCATCCGTTTCATATAACCAGAGTTCAGGATTTTCTCAGCATCGAAGGCTGGGAATGATCCTTTCTCTTCAGCCAGATCGGCAGAAGCAAGGTAGGATTCAACCGCGATGAACTTGAAGATTTCATCGGTTTTCTTCAGCATCTCTTCGCTACCGTATGGGAGTTTGAGATAGATCATCAGGTCAGCCAGACCCATGACTCCCTTCCCGATACGACGTTCCATTTTCGCCATTTTCTCATTCTCGGGAAGGAAGTAGTAGCTGATGTCCGTAATATTATCCGAGAAGCGTTGAGACACATGAACCACTTCACGGAGCAGTTCCCAGTTCACATCATTCTTTTCAGGATCATACATCTTTTCGAGATTGATCGCACCCAGATTGCAGACACCAAATGCTGGGAGGCCTTGTTCACCGCAGGGATTAGTAACAAGAATCGGAGCATAGTAGTATGAGTTCGCTTCCTTGTTGTAACG